AGTTGGAGCCATCACAAAAGTTTGCATAACTGTTAAAGCTTTTCCTGGCTGGTATGGAAAACACTTCTTAGACTCTCTATAAACCTTATCTCCCGAAGCTGTTCCAATAGTAAAAAGATCTGTAGATTCATTTACTAAATAAGAAACGGCGGCAGTGCCAGAAGTAATATCGCTCCACTCATCTCCCGATGCATATCTATGTTGATTATCAAATAACGTATATGGTTCTGATACCTTAGTTCTACCAAATGAATCAAAACCAAAAGAGGCGGGAGTAGAAGGAGAATACTGAGGTATTCCCGATGTAGCATTAATATATGTAGCCATTAGTTCTCCAATACCAATATTGAAACTTCCGCCGAAGAATCTGTTATGCCATAGATCTCATCATATGGTCCAAGTGTAATACTTAACGTCTGTTCTGGCAAAAGCCGAAATCCATAATTACTTGTAGTTACATGGCCTGCGCCAATGTAGACGTTATTGAAGGAAATATTCTTAATGATCAGAGAACACTCTGATCTTTGAATGTGCCAATTGCTAAGTGATGTAGCTGTTGCACCTATTTGAATAATTCCGTGATTTACTGCCATATTGATATTATACCGCTATATTTGATATTGTTCTCTTCTCTCGCCGAGGCACTGCATTTTGCACTCATTTTTTGCAATGCGATGCAATTGCACTATATAAAGGACAAAACCCAATCGGAGGCGGATCCAATTGGGTTCTGCTGCGCCGAAGCACATGTACGGGGAGCAAACGGTGGGATGCTACGACCCGTACAGTTCTAAGTATCACATATCTTAAATTTTAAGTCAACTACTTTTTAGTCCCAGGAATTACCTTTCATGGGTTTGTAGGTATATTTATCGTTACCCGTTAAATCGGCTAGAAGGCCCATTAGACGGACGCAATCGTCATGCTTCCACCAGAACTCACACTTGCCATCTGAAACTCCGTGACAATTTCCTAGCTCCTTTTCCAGCCTTTGGATAAACCACTCCATAGCTCCAGTTGCCATAGCCTGATCATCATAATAATTTTGAAATTTAAAACGAGCATTGTTCATGTATCGAGTAATTTGATCGATATATAGTTTATTCATTTTCTGGCTGTGGGGTATAGGATGGAGCTGGACCCAACAAATATCCTTGATCGTGATATTTAATCATTTTATCTACTTCTTCCGCCCCAACTAATTTGCTGGCGATAATAGTCATTACATCATAAATACGGTGCAACATAATGTAGTTGACCATATCCAAATTTTCTGATAAGTCTTGTTTCTCTTGTTCTTCACTCATTTGGTCTACCTAAATCTTCCCAGAATTTTTCTCTGCCGAGGTTATCGGTTTCTGGAATTATTCCGCCGTCAGTTAGATCTGACTGCTTGTTCCATTTTTCCATAAAGTTCCAATCCCAAGTCTTTTTTATATTCACAAGAAAGGCAATACAGATAAATTTTATCATCGATTGTTTGATTAGGCATCAGAAGGCCTTGGTCCATTGGGCAATCCAATTTAGACACAAGGCCCTCTGCTGCTAAAGCCAAATATTTAGATACTACTTGTATCTTCAATGACTTCCTAAAGCCAAATATTTAGATACTACTTGTATCTTCAATGACTTCTCTCCTATTGATTAGGAAATTCGGTCAACCATTTGTTAACCGATCCATTCTTCATGGATGACCATGAGCTCCAGTTGTTTCCGCCCTGGGTCATGTAGTACGTTATCTCTGCGTTAATTACTGGATCAAATAATAGTACATTCGATCTCAGGTCGAATTTCTCTTTGCGATCATCGCCAAGGTTTCCCAGCATGTTGATCTGAAAAATTCCGTAGGAACTGTCTCCAGTATTCCTGTTGCCGTTATACGCCATTGGTCGTCCATTGGACTCCGATTTTGCAACGGCCCAAGCCAGTTTAAGGGCTTTGCCTTCAAAACCTACAGCCTTGAGAAGTTGCAGCAACTCTTTGTCTGTAAGCATTTCTGAAGGTTTGTACACAGTATTGCTGAATTTTTCCAGCGTTTCTTTCTTCAGTTGTTTTGCTTCTAGTTTTTGTTGTTGAATAGTTTTCTTTTCAACAACTAAAGCATTTGCAGCGGGGATCGGTGAAGGCTGGACTCCAAATAGAAATAATGTTATCATTCCTATAGCAGTCCAACTATGAGCCACGTCGCTCAGCTTTTGTTTTATATTCTCCATTGGCATTTCCTCCTTTAGAGATAACGAACTATAATAGTAGCATTGTTTGACAAAAGGTGTCAAGCTGGTTGACCAGAAAATATTATGATAATTTCATTTTCAACGCCGATAATTAATATGAAAACCAATAATGGTTATGGTCATGCTGGAACAAAGATAGTAGATTCTTTAAAAGATCTAGGTCATAGCGTAGGATTTCAAACACCCAAAGCTCCAGTACAATTAAACTTTTCTCAACCAGATTACTTTAAACTACATAAGAATCAGTATCAGATTAGTTATACTCCATGGGAATCAACTGTAGTACCAGAAAAATGGTGTAATTCTTTGAGTCTTGTAGATGAGATATGGACAACATCTGATTGGTGTGCTAATGTTTTTGAAGACAATGGATATAAGAATGTTCGTGTTTTTCCTCATGGTATTGATCCTATTTGGCAGCCCCGCCGCCGTCGTGATGATGGAGTGATTAAGTTTTTGCATGTTGGAGAACCTGCGCCACGGAAGGCGGGCCAGATAACTGTTGATGCTTTTGCGAAACTTTTTGGTAATGATCCGAGATATTCATTAACACTTAAAGTATTTAAACATAATACTACTAGAATATATAATAACTATATAGATAAGAATATATTAGGTTTACCAAATGTTCTATATAATAATATATATATAATAGATAAAGATATGACAACTGAAGAATTAGTTAAATTGTATCATGACCATGATGTATTAATTTATCCAAGCTACGGTGAAGGATTTGGATTTATCCCATTACAAGCATTAGCTACTGGTATGCCAACAATTTGTACTGCTGATTGGGCACATTACAAAAAATACTTAGGACCATTAAAGTTGAAGTCAGAACTTATAGATTCTCCATGGCCATTTCCACATGAAGGAAAAGTTTATGAACCAAACTATCAACATTTACTTGAACTTATGAGAGACGTATCAATTAACTTTAATGCATATTCAGGTTACTATTATGCTCAGTCAACTGAAATTCATAAAGAATATAACTGGAACCAGTTGACCAATAATGCATTTGATCATATTTTTAAAAAGTTTTCATAACCCCTTCCCTCTATAATTAAAGTTTGCTAGAATAAGACTCTATCTATTTTTTAAATTTAACCGCAAGGCGGAGAAAAGGTGTTACATGTCAAGAGTTATTGAAAACCCGTACGAAAATTTTATTGCTTTATCCAGATATGCTAGATGGATTCCAGATGAGAATCGTCGTGAAAAATGGGGAGAAACTGTAGATAGATACTTTAACTTCATGTTAAATCATCTATTAGAAAAGTTTAACTACACTCCAGATAAAAAGCTTGTAGATGAACTAAAAGAAGCTGTATATAGCAGAAATGTAATGCCTTCAATGAGAGCAGTAATGACTTCAGGTCCTGCTCTTGATAGAGATCATGTTGCAGGATATAACTGTTCATTCGTTCCAGTTGATTCACCTCGATCATTTGATGAAACTATGTATATCTTGATGTGTGGAACTGGTGTCGGATTCTCTGTTGAATACAAGTATGTTAACAAGCTTCCTGCCGTCCCAGAATCATTTGAAAAGTCTACAACGGTAATAGTTGTTGAAGATTCAAAGACTGGTTGGGCAAAGGCTTACCGTGAATTGCTTGCAATGTTGTGGGCAGGACAGATTCCAGCAATCGATGTGTCAAAGCTTCGCCCAGCAGGAGCTCGTCTTAAGACAATGGGCGGACGCTCTTCAGGCCCACAGCCATTGATTAACCTTTTTGACTTTACGATTGCAAAGTTTAAAGGCGCAGCTGGTCGTCAATTGAAACCTATCGAAGCACACGATATAATGTGTAAGATTGGTGAAGTTGTAGTTGTTGGTGGCGTTCGTCGCTCTGCAATGATTTCTCTCTCTAATATTAACGATATTGAGATGGCAGCAGCAAAGTCTGGTAATTGGTGGGAAAACAACACTCAACGTGCATTATCAAATAATTCAGTAGCATATTCTCGCAAACCAGAAATGGAGCAGTTTATTGCAGAATGGAAGAACCTGTATGACTCAAAATCAGGTGAGCGTGGCATATACAATGTTGCCGCTGCTCAAAAGCAAGCAGCAAGATGGGGACGTAGAGACCCTGAAATCCATTACGGAACTAACCCTTGCTCAGAGATTATCCTTCGCCCTTATCAGTTTTGCAACCTATCAGAAGTTGTAATTCGTGAGAACGATTCGTTAAAGGACATTGAGAATAAAGTAAAGTTGGCAACAGTTCTTGGAACATGGCAGTCAACCCTTACTGATTTCAAGTATCTTCGTAAGATTTGGAAAGATAACACGGAAGAAGAACGACTACTTGGAGTTTCTTTAACAGGTCAGTTTGGACACAAGTTCATGTCTGGAAAAGAAGATCTAACAAAGCTTGGAAAGTTCTTAGAAGACATCAGAGATGTTGCAAGATTTATTAACAAGGCAGAGGCAGATAGAATTGGAATTAATGAGTCTGCAGCTATCACTTGTGTTAAGCCTTCAGGAACCGTTTCACAGCTTGTAGGAGTGTCTTCTGGAATGCATGCATGGCATTCAGAGTATTACATAGAAGTAACAAAAGAAGAGTATGAAGACTTGCTTTCAAAGATGCCCAACACTATTCGTTGGGAAGATCTATCTTTCTATGAAACAGAAGACGGAACAAGCGGAACACAAACACTCGCATGCACATCAGATGGCAATTGTGAGATTGTAGATATTTCGGCTTAATGCTACAATAGATTTGAGGGAAACCTCAAAAATTCCTGGGCACCGTGCCCAGTGATAGGAGGATCTTAATGAATCAAGATCTAAATAATGATGGAAAGGTAACAATGCAAGAAAAAATTCTAGCAGCGTTAGCAAGCTATGGTCGTCACTTTCTAGGTGCCGCCATTGCCCTATACATGACTGGTAATACTGACCCAGGAGATTTACTTAAGGGTGGCATTGCCGCAACATTGCCTGTTATTCTAAAGGCACTAAATCCAAATGAAAGCTCTTTTGGGTTTACCAAAAAGGCATAATTTAATAAGTTAATTAGGATGGCTCCTATGCTAAAATGGGCATAGGAGTTTTCCTATTTAGGAGATTTTCGCAAATGGCAGGACAAAAGAATTTCGAAGTAGATCAGAATACAACATTCAGATTTATAATCGAATATAAAGACACCAATGGAGACCCCATTGATCTTTCTGGTGCATCCGCAAAGATGCAGGTAAGAGATACAAAGGGTGGATCCAAATTGGCTTTTAGTCTTACTTCTCCAACAGGCGGAATTGTAATCGACTCACTAAATGGTAAGTTAACCATAACTATGACTCCTACTCAAACAAATAAATTGTTTTATCCAAAGTCATCTTACGACGTAATGTTAGTAGATGGAAATGGCGTTAAAACAAAATTGGTAGAGGGATTCCTTACCCTTAGTAGGTCGGTGACTATATAGTGTCAGAAATAGTACAAGTAACTGAGACAGTAAATAAAATACAAGTAAGTACACCAGGACCACAAGGGCCTCGTGGAAAAACAATTTTAAATGGCATAGGTGCCCCTGCTAATAACTTTGGGCTAGAGGGCGATTTCTATTACGATAGAATTAGCACTATGTTCTATGGCCCTAAGCTATCAGATACAACTTGGGTCGGAAGTATAAGTTATAAATTACAACAAGTACCATCAGATTTTTCTAAAGAAATGTCATGGTCATTAAATCAAATAATACAAATTTCAAGTAACCTATATGGGGTTACTTTGATTCATGATCTTGGATTTAAACCAAATGCAACTGTCAAAAACAGCGCAGGAGATTTAGTTGAAACTGGAATAGATTATGATAATATAAATACAATAACACTGACAATGGCTCAACCATTTTCAGGGACAGCATATCTGTCTTAAGGGAGTGAAAACATGGCAAGAAAATTTGTAGTCAGCATTGACTTACTCCAAAATGAGTTACTAAATGCTGTCGTTCAAAACATTTCAACTGCACCATCTACACCAGTAGAAGGTCAGATTTATTACAATAACGCCACTGGCGTTAAAACAATGTACTTCTGGAACGGAACAGAGTGGATTCCAACATCTGGTTCTACAGAAGTAATTCAAGACCTTATTGGTTCATCCGTTATCGGAGGAACAGGTCTTACTGCTACATATAACGATACAGCAGGAACAACAACTTTAGACCTAGATAATACATCAGTAACAGCTGGGTCATATGGTTCAACAACACAGATTCCAACATTTACAGTAGATGCACAAGGTCGTTTGACAGCTGCAGGCACAGCAAATGTTGCTACAGTACTTTCAATTGCTGCAGAATCTGGCACAACAGATACAGTAAATCTCCTAACAGATACACTGACTTTTGCTGCAGGAGAAGGAATCAACACTACAGTATCTGATAACACAATTACAATTGCTGGAGAAGATGCAACTTCATCTAATAAAGGTGTTGCATCATTTAACTCTCCAACATTTACAGTAACTAATGGAGCTGTAGAGCTTTCAGCATTTAGCAATAATATTGATGCTAATAATTACAAGATTACAGAACTTGCAGATCCAGTAGATCCACAAGATGCTGCAAATAAGAGATACGTAGATGCGGTTGCTCAAGGACTCCATGTCCATGAGGCAGCACATGTCGCAACACCACAAAGCTTGGCAACAATTTCTGGAGGTCTTGTAACATACGATAACGGAACAGCTGGTGTAGGAGCTACATTAACTCTAGCAAATGCTGTTACTGTTATTGATGGACATACTCTAACAGTAGGAGACAGAATTCTTGTTAAGAATGAGTCGACTGCAGCATATAACGGTATCTATTTATATACGAGTTCAACAGTATTAACACGTGCTGATGACTTTAATACTGCCGCTGAAATTCATGGTGGAGACTTTGTATTCGTAGAAAACGGTACTCTATATAACAGCACAGGCTGGGTAAACGAAAACGAAGTAACTACAGTAGGAACAGATGCTTTATCATGGCTACAGTTCTCTGGTTCTGGAACATTTACTGCTGGTGCAGGTTTAACATTATCTGGAACTGAATTTAGCGTAGATGTAACTCCAACATCTGGAAATGCTTCTATCACAAATACTGGCGGAGCGGTAGAGGTAAAGACTGACACAGCTCGTGGTTTGTCAGTAGATTCAAATGGTTTGGGAATTAATGCTGGAACAGGATTTACATTCTCTTCTGGTGCCCTAGCATTTGCTTCAGGATACGGAGTTCGCAAATATGCAACTTCTATAGGAAACGGATCTTCAACTTCTTATACAGTAAATCATGCTCTTGGAACAAGAGATGTTACTGTTCAAGTATTTGAAAATGCTTCAGTATATGCACAAGTAGAGGCAGATGTAGAACATACAGATGCAAATAATGTAACCATTAAGTTTGCTTCTGCTCCATCTAATGATGCATATAGAGTGGTAGTAGTAGGCTAATAATGGCTAAAAAGTTCTTAACTCCCGTTACCCCGCCAAACTTGTCTTCAGACCCTGCGTCTGGAATAGCTGGGGCAATTTATTATAATACATCTTCAAATGTATTAAAATATTATAACGGAAGTTCATGGACTGAGGTAGGTTCTGGCGGAGGAGGTGGAGGCTCTTCTAACGCTCTAGAAGTTTTAGCAGATGCCCCCTCCTCACCTAGCCAGGGAAGAATTTATTTTGATTCATCAGAAAATACAATAAAAATTTACAATGGAACAATTTGGTACGATGTGGCTGGACCAAAAGAAATTTTGGACCACACACACTTTGCTGGAGAAGGCGGAGTTAGAACTGTTGACTACGCTAATTACGTATCTCAGGCAAATTATGTTGTATCTATGGATGGCGGAACCTCAAATACAGACTACACATTAGCATCAAATAATGATATAATCGATGGAGGAGTTGGTTAGCAAATGGCAGTTAGAATTCAATTACGTAGAGACACGTCATCAAACTGGTCTACAAATAATCCCGTCCTGCGCCCAGGCGAGGTCGGAATAGAAACAGATACCCTGAAATTTAAGATTGGTCCAGCAGTAATCGCTCCTGCAATTGGTACAGCATGGAACTCAATTACTGTATATGCTAACGTAGTCCCATCTGATCTAAATACAACCCTAAACGGATATCTTGAAACAGGAGATTTAGGAGTAACAGTAGCTGAATTAGTTGATGGTGCCCTATATGTTCCAAGTACAGATATTATATTGGAAGGCGCTACTGCAAACGCTAATGAAACAATTATTAGAGCAACTGAGCCAACAGCAGATCGCACAATTACTCTTCCAGATGCTAGCGGAACTGTAGCTCTAACCTCAGACCTTACAACAACAAATGTAACAGAAGGAACAAATCTTTATTATACAGATGAGAGAGCTCAAGATGCAGTGGCGGCAGCATTAGCAGCAGGAACTCATACCAATATAACAGTAACATATAACGACAACTCAAATTCAATTAGTTTAACTGGAGCTACAACATATTCAAATGAAGATGCTGTAGATGCAGTAGCTGCTGCTCTTGCAGCAGGCACACATACAAACATCTCAGTAACATATGATGATAACGGAAATGCAATTTCTCTAACTGGAGCAGTTACATACACAGATGAGAATGCTCAGGATGCAGTCGGTAATGCCGTTGGAAACGGACTTGATTATGACGACAATACTGGAGCAATATCTGTAGATCCATCTGAATTTGCTCTAAGCGCAGTTGGTGCGCCAACTGGAAATGTTGATTTAGCTTCATATAAGATTACAAATTTAGGAACACCAACAGCATCAGGAGATGCTGCAACTAAGGCTTACGTAGATAATACTACTGCTGGACTTAATTTCCATGCCGCTGTTCATGCAGCAACTACCTCAAATCTAGATGCAGCATATGATAATGGAACATCTGGAGTAGGTGCAACATTGACATCTGCTGTAAATATCGCCCTTGTAGTAGATGGTCATACTTTAAATGTTGGTGAGCGTGTACTTGTAAAGAACCAAACTGCTGGATTGCAAAATGGTATCTATACAGTAACAGCTACAGGCGATGGTTCAAATCCATGGGTTTTAACTCGTGCTACAGATGCAGACAACTCACCAGCAGGTGAAATGGCATATGGAGACTTTACATTTGTTCAGCAAGGTTCAACAAATGCTGGTTTTGGATATATCGTAAATACAACTGGAACAATTACAATTGGAACCACATCAATTTCATATGTTCAATTTAATGCTGGCCAAGTTATTACAGCTGGAAATGTCTTTCTACCGCTCAAACTTTAACCAATAAAACAATTACAGGAACATTTACTGGAAATATTACTGGTAACGTAACTGGAGATGTTTCAGGAAATGCAGGAACTGTTACAAATGGAGTAGTGACTACAGGTTCATATGCAGATCCTGCTTGGATTACTTCTTTGGCCGCCTCAAAAGTTGGATTAGGTAATGTTGAAAATACAGCTTTATCAACTTGGGCGGGAAGCGCAAACATTACAACTCTTGGAACAATTGGAACTGGTACATGGAATGCAACAGCAATTGGAGCAACAAAAGGTGGAACTGGTTTAACATCATATACAACAGGTGATGTGGTATATGCTTCGGCTACCAATACTTTATCTAAATTAGCAATTGGAACAGAAGGATATTTGCTTACAAGCGTAAGCGGAGTTCCTACATGGGCGGCAGCACCAGTAAGTCTACCTTCTCAAACAGGATATTCAGGTAAATTCCTAACTACAAATGGATCATCAGCTTCTTGGGCAGATACTCCAATTATAACTGGAACAGCAACAATTACTGCAAATACAGCAACTACAATTGATACAAATGCCTTGTCAGGATTTACATCAATTGAATATATGGTTTCATTAAAGCAAGGTTCAAAGATTAGAACTTCAAAGGTTATTGTTCAAACTGATGGGACAAATATTGACATGACAGAATTTGCTATCACAGAAACTGGCGGTGCAATTTCTGGAGTAGTAGTTTCAGCATCAGCATCTGGAGGAAATGCTCTTTTACAGGTAACAGTAACGGATGCAGCAAGCACAAATGTAACGGTTAAGTTTAGCGAAATAAGATTGTAGGAGGAATAAGTGGCAGATAAAAACTTTAAAGTAAAATCTGGTCTACAAGTTCCCTCGCTTACTACGGCAGGACCTGTAACTACAGATGCTAGTGGTAATGTTACTTCTACTGCCGCCCTTCCATTAAGTCAGGGCGGAACAGGACAAACTACCGCTGGTAATGCTTTAAATGCTCTTCTTCCACTTCAAACTGGTAATACTAATAAGTACCTCCAATCAAATGGCGTAAGCACACAATGGAATGCTGTTACACAGCAAACTGTGACAGATGCTTTGGCGGGAACAAATATATATACTGGAATAACTGCTCCATCATCTCCTACAACTGGAGATATATGGATTGATAATACAACTGGGAATGGTATTCAACTAGTTAGATGGCGTAAGACTATTGCTTCTGGCACATCAACAATTTCTGGATTAGATGATAATAACCTTACTCTAACATATACGGCGGGAAATGAACAAGTATATATCAATGGAACTTTAATTACTCGTGGACAAGATTACACTGCTACAAATGGCACATCTATATCTTTAACTCAGGCGGTAGAAATTGGAGATACAGTAGAAATCTTTGGCAATCCCCTATTTTCAGTAACAGATACATATACACAGGCACAGGCAGATTCTAGATATATAAATTATTCTGGATTAAATGCAGGCGGGAAAAATGTTTTAATAAATGGATTATTTGATTTTTGGCAAAGATCTACAGATACAACATCATCTGCAGTAAATGGAACATTCTATGCCGCAGCAGATAGATGGCAAAATTGGATCGGATCTTCATGTAATAGTAGATATCAAAGAATAGCAGACGCAGATCCAGGATTTAGTCAATATTCATATAGAATTCAAAGAGTTGCTGGAGTATCAACTGAAACAAATTATCAATTAACTCAAAATATAGAAACACCTGTAGCTAAGCTTTTAGTCGGTAAAACCATGACTCTTAGTTTTAGAGTTAGAAAAGGTGCTAACTGGTCTGATCCTGATGGGCTTTTAAGAGCAAGAGTTGCATATAATAATAATGTTGATGGCAATGCTATTAATCAAGCTGCAACTGATGCATTTGCCGCCAATTTTAATATAACAAATTCATTTGCTACATATACTATGACTGGAACAATACCAGCAAGTGGTGTTTCAACAATTATGGTAAATTTTTTCTGGGAAGTTAGAGGAACTGCTGGAGCAGATGATTGGTTAGAATTCTCTGCAGTTCAATTAGAAGTAGGGCCAAACAATACACCGTTTTCTCGTGCAACAGGAAATATTCAAGGAGAGCTTGCTGCATGCCAAAGATATTTTGTAAGATATGAAAAAACTGGCGGAAACCAAACCTACTTTGCATCGGGTAATGTAATTTCTACAACTAGATCTATGCTTAGTCTGCCTTTACCAGTAAACATGAGAACATCTCCATCAATTTCCAGAAGCGCTGGAGTTGCTATATATAATAATGGCTCTAACTATAATTTATCATCTTTATCGGTTTATCAATCGGTACAAAATATATTAAACTTAGACGGGAATGTATCTTCTGGATTAACAAATAATACGTCATCTATGTTATCATTAACAGTAAACGGAGACTATTTAGATTTTTCGGCGGAGCTATAAAGGAGAACTATGACAAGAGCTAGAGATAATTCATTTAACCCGTTTAATAATCAATACGCTGGTAAAAACGTACTGATTAATGGAGCAATGGATATTTGGCAAAGAGGCACTAGTTTTGCAATTGGAGGACCAGGAACAGTTATTTATACCGCAGATAGATGGACATGCTATTCTGGAAACACAGGAACAATTTCTAGAGATACATCATTAGTTCCAGTCGGATTTGAAAGCTCGTTAAAATTTACTTCAACTATAAATGCTAGCGGTATTGATTTTTATCAATTAATTGAAACAAAAAATGTTATTCCTCTTCAAGGAAAAACCGTAACATTATCAGCCTATGTAGCAGGAACAAACGGGAAAACAGCTTCAGGAATGACTGCATATTATTCAACCACTAATGATGACATGATTTATTTAACTTCAGGAGTTCTTATGCAAGTAGCCGCAGTTCCTGTAGCATTGTCTTCAACCTCATTTCAAAGAATATCAATGACATTTACAGTTCCATCAACGGCAAAAACAATTAGAATTGGTTTAATATCTAGCACTCTTAATAATACGGAGTTCATTGCTTGGTCTGGTATACAATTAGAACAAGGATCATATCCAACACCATTTTCTCGTTCAGGTGGTACAATTGGAGGAGAGCTTTCTCTGTGCCAGCGTTATTATGCAGTAGGAGGTGGCGATCTGTCATTTTCTGGAGTTACAACAGCTGGTAATGGATATTATGGAATGTACTATTTCCCAGTAGATATGCGTATACCCCCGTCAGTTACTTTTGCAAATGCAAACAACGCAGGACCATTTGGAGCTACTCCAGGCGGAGCTGGTGGCACAACAACTAGGTATACACGAGAAGGAAGAACCGCAGCAACATCAAGCTCTGGTTATTTTGGAAGTTCTTATGCAGCTTCAGCAGAACTATAAAGGAGATATGACATGGCAGTAAAAAGATGGAATGGAACGGCATGGGAAGTCTATGCTGGTGCCGATCTTGCTCCCGTCAAAGTTACCGACGGAAGAGTAGGAAAAACTACATTTATTGGTGCTACATCTCCTACAGGACAAGTTGATGGAGATATTTGGATTGATCAAGATACAACTACAAATGCAGTTGTTCCAACAGCATTAACAACAAAGGGCGATACATTTGTTGCAACTGGAAATGCTGCCTATACAAGATTAGCGGCGGGAAACAATGGAGAATCCCTATTTGCAGATTCATCAACTAGTACAGGATTAAGATGGCAGGGCAATTCTCATGCTGGTAAAAATTTAGTTATAAATGGAGGATTCGATGTTTGGCAAAGAGGAACCTCATTTGCATATTCAAATTCTACATATGTATATTCTGCTGATAGATTTGAGCATGTAAGAAATGCATATACTTTAGGAGCAACAGCTTCTCGTCAAGCCGCACAACTTGAAGGATTTAGATATTGTTTACGTGTTCAAAGAGATTCTGGAACTAGTTCTACCCAACCAATTTTTATTGATCATTCAATGGAAACTGTTGAAAGCCTTCGTGTAATTGGAAAAACTGTAACTCTTTCATTTTATGCAAGAAAAGGAGCAAATTATTCTGCATCGTCAAATATTCTTACTGGTAGAATTATAACTGGAACAGGAACAGATCAGGCTTTAAAAAATTATACAAATGCAGCTATTCCAATTTCAATTGATTGTGTTTTATCTGATAGCTGGCAAAGATTTTCTGTAACAGGAGTAGTTACAGCTGGGGTCAATGAAATTGGTTTAAATTTTGTATCTACTCCAACAGGAACTGCAGGAGCAAATGATTATTATGAAATTACTGGAATTCAATTAGAGCTTGGCTCTGTAGCAACTCCATTTTCTCGTGCAGGAGGAACATTGGCTGGAGAGCTTGCGATATGCCAAAGGTATTACCAAAGATTTACATCTAGTGAATCAAATACTACACTTTATTCACCCTTTGGTAGTGGATTTGTATCTGGTTCAAGCACTTTACTTTCGTATGTTCCATTTAAAGGAACTATGAGAGTTGCTCCATCTTTTGCTAGCAGTGGAGCTAGTACCCTAGGAACATCAACGCCAGCAGGAGGAACGCAAGGGACTGGCGTTTCTATGGACCATGTTAATAATACTGGTGCAAGAATTGTTTTAGTTGTTGCTGGTGGACTTACTAGTGGTTGGGCTGGTATACTAAATGCATATAATTCTAACTCTGCGTATTTAGAATTTTCGGCGGAGCTATAAGGAGATATAAATGGCAATTAAGAGATGGAATGCAAACAAGTCAGTGGGAATTAGTAGGAACTCCTGGGACCGCCACCCCTGCCGCAATTGGAGCGGCAACATTAGCGTCTACTGGTAATACATTTTTAGGTGTACAGACAATTACATCTGCATCTGAATGGCCATTAATTTCTAGATTTACAAATCCAACATCAACGCATAGAAACCATATCTTGCTACAAAGATCTAATAATAATAATGCAGTTACATCAGGATTTAATTTAGGTGGAATTGCTATATCTGGACATGATGGCACAAATTATGGATTGGGTTGGAATGGCGGAGCAGAAATAACAGCTTATGCTTCACAAACTTGGACTTCATCAAATAGAGGAACAGATCTAGCATTTCTTGCTACCGCACCCAATGCAAACACGGCTCTTGAAAGAATGAGAGTTGTTGGATCAGGCGATGTAAATATTGGTGGCGCAACTAGTGCAGGTAATACACTTAGATATTTTGACATATATAATACAGATTCTGGAAATGCTGCAGGATCAATTATAAGATTGATTACAAATAATGCAGCAAATTCTGGAGTAACGTCAGTAGACATGGTTAAATATAGAACTGGCGGATTTGTCATTAATAACAATGATACTTCTGGATTTATTGGATTTAACAATGCTGGTGCAGAAAGAATACGTATTACTTCAGAAGGAAATGTTGGAATAGGTACAACAGCACCGTCTAATTTTGGTGGAACAGGTTTGCAAGTTACCCATGCCACAGGATATGCCTCATTGCTTATAAATAGCGGATCAAGAGTAATGCAGATCCTGGCTAGCGATGCAAATGGTGTTACCTCTATGGGATCAAGATCAAACCATCATTTATCTTTAACGACGAATGATACTGAAAGAATAAGAGTTACAAATACTGGCGCCATTCTTATCAATACGACAACTCTTTTAAATAATGAAATACTTGGAATTAAAAATACAGCAAATGTTCAGACTTTATGGCTAGACCAAACTGATGCAAATTTTTCAACAGTAGCTCAAGCTATTAGAACAACAAGAACAAATACATCAGCCTTTGTTTATTTGCAAACATACAGTAATGCTGGAGGAGACACAGAACACTATTTACGTGGAGATGGACAAGCTTATGCTGATGGATCCTGGAATGGTGGCGGTGCTGACTACGCCGAATATTTTGAATGGGCAGACGGCAATCCAGATAATGAAGACCGCTTAGGCTATACAGTATCACTAATAAATGATAAAATTAAGATAGCGGAAGAAGGAGAAACTCCAATTGGAGTTATATCTGGAAATCCATCAGTAGTTGGAGATCATGCAAACTTTAAATGGTCTGGCAAGTACTTAAAGAACGACTTTGGAGTATACCTACGTGATGAAAATGGAGAAAGAATTCTTAATCCAGAATTCGATCCAGAAGTAGAATATGTTCCTAGAGAAAATCGTCCAGAATGGGCAATGGTAGGACTTGTTGGTAAACTACGTTTACGCAAGGGTCAAGTTATTGCATCTAATTGGATTAAGATGAAAGATATTTCGGCGGAAGTCGAAGAGTGGCTAGTTAAATAAAGGAGAATAAAATGACAGAAGAGACAACATTTACAATGCCTGAATTTGTAGATAATTCAGATTACAAGATCAATACTACAGATTTTGGTACAACAATTGTAAGAACAGATGAGGATGGAAAGGTATGGCATATTCCTACTGATCCCGCCAATTCTGATTATGCAAGATATCTTCGTTGGGTGGAGGCAGGAAATACTGCTGAAGCTTATGTAATTCCAGAAGCAGAGTAATTAGTAAGCCTTAAATGGTAAAATAGAGGTATCATGGCAGATAAACACTTTAAAGTCAAAAATAATGTACAGGTCAGCGAGTTAACCACCGCTGGCCCTGTTACAGTTGACGCAAATGGTGTTTTAGCCTCACATACAACTCTAGCAATAGATAAGGGCGGAACAGGTCAAACAACAGCAGCAAATGCTATTAATGCCCTACTGCCTTCTCAGACTAACAATACAAATAAAGTCCTTGCATCAGATGGAACAAATGTAAACTGGGTAAATAGTGGAGCGGCGTATCAAACATCTGCTCCTTCTAGCCCTAATGTTGGAGATCTATGGGTAGACTCAGATGACAACTCAGACACACTTGACCCTAATATAATTAGAAGAAAAGCAATTACAGCATCTGCTGGACAAACTGTTTTTACAACAGATATTTCTTTTATAGATGCATATGAGCAAGTTTTTTACAATGGTGTACTTCTTGTAAGGGGAACAGATTATACAACAAGTGGCGGAACCAATACAGTAACACTCCTACAAGGAGCATCTGCAGGAGATGTAATTGAAATACTTTCAATTACTAATTTAAATACAATTAACACTGTTACTACATCTGGTTCAAATACTATTACATCAAGTAATTCAACATCAATTCCATTAAAAATTGTTGGAGCAGCATCTCAATCCTCAGATCTATTTGAAGTATTAAATAACTCAAATGCAGAGCTTTTTGCAATTAGAAGCGGCGGAAGAATTAAAACTAATTCAATAAGTAGCGAGTCAGATTCTACAATATTAGGCTTATATGGAAGCTCAACTAATGCTTCAAATGGAACTTCAGTAATTTTGTGGGGTAAAGATATGGAATCTTGGGGCGGAGATGTTCATTATTTAGCAGACTCTAGAGGAGTAAGCGGTGCCCATAGATTCTGGAACTGGGATGGAACAAGTTATTTACAAAGAGCGATGTTTGATAAAAGTGGAAGATTTGGAGTTGGCACTACAGGATTAACTGGAAGAATTAATGCA